TGCAGTGAATCTGAAGAATGTACTGTTGATGTTCACAAATTCCGTGGAAGAGTAGCACTTTCCAACGCTCGGAATGAGTCCCATCACCGTTGACAGGGCCGACCACACGTGGCGGCCCCATCGATTGGCAGGGAACGCAGCATCGTCGCCGTTAACGAGAAGGGGACACTCGCGGAGAGTCAAGACTCTCTTGCGGGTGGCTTCCAGACCATAACGACATGACGCAGCGTTTGCGACACACAGTACAGGGAACGAAGTAATGGACCCCATCAGTTGTCCAGTCTTCTGACGACGTTTGCTTCCATCGGGCATAAGGAAAATGTGCCTGGTAAGCGAACGGATAAAGAGGCTTCGTTCTTCTCCACTCAAGTTTGCCTGAGTGGCGATTTCGTCGGCGATCGTGTCGCTGACCCAGGAGTGCAGCTTGTCTGTAGCTGACTCGAAATCGGCAGATTCCCACTTCTCACCCGGCTAGAACACGCCGAGGGAAGCGGTCAGGATCTCTTCGCCCACTGGCATGCCAGTGAGTGCGAAGACGGGGTGGCGTTGCAGAACGCCCCACATGTACCGCTGAAGCGCTTTCAGCACATAGTATGTGAGGGGCGGGCCTTTTGAGATCACTCTGACCTTCAATGGCTCTGCAAGCCCGACGGGCTCAACATAGGGCACCTCCTTGAGTGCGGCGGCGAGTACTCTACTGTAGAGTAAACCAGCATGTGCCTCGAGGTCTGTCGCATCGACTTCGTAGGTTGGCTCGTTTGAGGCTCCGATAGCCTCCTCGTCGTACTTCCGCCTCACGCGCAGCAGACCCTGTTGCGTGCGCAGCCCTGTGAAAAGCTCAGTGTGTGAGAGAAGCTCGCCAACGGCCCCAAGCTCCGTACGCGACCGGTTGTAGTTCGCGGATGTGGATGGAAACAACGGCGCCACTCTGTCCTGTAGGCCAAAGGGACGTGCGTCGGACCAGATCTCTCTGACAGTTCTTCGTAACTCGCGAGTTGCTACTTCGCGGTTGAGGAAAAAGTCATGAGGGTGAGGGTCTTCATCATCCATCGGAGTGTCAGCCCAGCTAGTGCCAGCTGGTGATCTGACGGGGGCCTCGTCCTGGCGAGGCGTGGTTAGTGCTACCACAGTTTTCATTTCAGCCGACGCGATCAACTCAGCAGAGGGTCGCGGCATCCCTTTCTTACTGTAAAGGCAT